GTTGCGTTAGGATTAGCCTTAATTACTCCTAAGATGTTCTCCTGAACTTCATTTAATATATAATCAACGAATAATTCTTCCTTGATAAACTCATCCATGCTATTAAACATCAGTTTATCTTCTTGAACTACTTTAAAAAACTCTTTTGGAACTCCCTTACCTTCAAAATGAGCCAATATATCTTCATCTTTGTCTGAATGACTACAATTGATGTGTTTATGTTGGTCAAATCCGTCATTGTTAGCCTCTAAGCCGCCTATTGTCGGGTTTTGTGGTTCTGTTGGTGTAATTGTATCCTGCTTAGGAGTTAAGCCTATTAAACCTCTTATTTCAGTGCTATCCATGTTCTCCATTACTTTCTGTAAAATGGTTGGATTCAATGAATTTAAAGCATTGATAACTTCTTGCGAGGAATTACTTTCTACTTTTATGATTTGTGGCAATCCTAACTTCTCACGAATCTCATCCTGAGTCATATTCGCACTAATGATAGCCTCACTAAACTCAAAATTGATTGGTTCGGTCTTATTTAATTCAAACTGAGCCAAAACATCATTGAAACTATACAAATAGTTAAATACTTCCTCAATTGACTTCTGTTTTGAATTTACATAGGTATTTTGGAACAACTCACTTGCCTCACGCAACTCAGCACGACCTCCAAGCTGTCCTTCGGTCTTAATACCGAATAACATAGGACTTGTAACCTTATGACCGCTAAATATCTCCTGTTGTACGGTCTTATTCAATAAATCAAAGTGCTTATCTAACTCCGTACCGCTAAGGTCTATAATAGAAGGTTCATTATCCTTGCTATCGTTAAATGCTAACATAAATTTACCTGCATTCTTGCTGCCGGAGAACTTATCTTTAAATTGTCTTTCAATTCTGTCTTCTTCTTCCTGACTTACTTTACCTCCATTCAAGTTAATCAACTTAGAACTAAACATACCGTTATTGATAGTATTCAAATGATACTCTCCGATACTTATATCTAGTTCTATATAGGATATTGCACCTCTGTAATCAGGTAAACTGTATGTATTTGCTCCTGCTCTGTACTCCTTGAAGTACAAAATCTGACTTCCCTTCGGATTGTTTGCATTAAAAGCAGGGAATGTAGCATATTCAGGTCTTGGATTAACATTTCCGTTCTTAATCCATTGGTCTGATACATAAAACTCGCTATTATCTGCGTTAGTACGAACTTTATAGTAGTCTATATGGTATAATTCAGCTATTTCTCCTGTTCCCTTAGTCCAAATTACTTGTAAGTAGTATCCACCGAAAATCATTAAATCAGTAGTCAACTTTTTAGTCAACTCCGTTAAACTTTCTTCCTTATTATTTACTTTTTCAATGATACCGTAAGCCTTAGCTTTCTCCATCTCATCCTCAGCCTTTACATCCCAACCATTACCGCAGATATAATCAACCTTACCTGTTACAATTGCGTTATGCTTTGCTGAATTGTTATAAATCCTCAACAAGTAGTCAGGATAGTCATTCTTCTCTCCGTAATAAATCCAATCTTTACCTTTTACTTCTTTGTAAATAGGCAAAGGAACTTGGTCAAACTTCAATAGTTTTATCATACTGTATATGTTTTATATGAGCCAACATAACCTTGGTATCTAACTACCTCCGTATTGCTCAAATTGTCCGCAGTCAATTCCATCTTTCCTGTTGCTATCACAGTAGCACCACTGCCGGTCTGTGTAACATAATATCTCCAAAATCCTACTGTACTTGCGTTAAAAGATGCTGTTAGGATTAGAAACTTTGAATATCTAGCAGTAAAACTACTAATATCAGTCAAATTTAAACTAATTTCTTCATTAGTTACTTCATTAACAAATTTAAAGGTATAAGCATTGCTACTTGTCAACCTTTTATCAGTTAATGCAATATAAATGTGATTATTTTGTCCTTTTCTTATAGCAACCATACAATTAAATATAAATTAGTCAAACTTGTACATAAAAAAAGAACCCCCTAAAAAGGGGGAACTAATGTTTACTACCATATTAAAACAAACCAAATCCTAAACGATAGGTATAGCAGCAGTAACTTTTGGAGCTAACTCCTTTTCGTTACCTGTGAAGGTTAAAGTGTAACCACTTCTGTCTCCAAAAGCTGTACCTGAACCACTACCACCACCTGTTAAATCTAAGCCGTAGCTTTGACCTAAAAACCATTTGTCTCCGTTATTATCTACAACAATAACAGCTAAACGATTCTTTGCTAACAACAAGATTTCATTTCTTGTGTTAACTTGCAATTTATTTAAAATTACTTCCAAAGTTTGAGCATAAAATACTGTACCGTTCTGTACATTTGTATTTACTGCTTCTGCAAAGTTAGAACTTTCTTTCACAAGTTCATATTGGTAAAATTTCTTACCTACATCCATTGTAAGAGTAGTTACAACTCCTGCTGCGACAGTAACTGTACCTAAATCTTCCCATGGAGCAAAATATACTGACTGTAAGCCTCCTATACTATCTTTACAATCTAGGGTATATCCCTGAGTTAAAGCACATGGCATATTGTTAAATTTAAAATGTTTATAAAATTAGGGGAGTGTTACCTCCCCTTATTAATTATGCTGATTTCTTCCAAAATACAACCTCATCAGTGAATGCTAATTGGCAACCTAGCTTAAATTCTACTACAAATCTCATTTCATCTGCCTCTTTTGCATAGAACAACTCAAACTTATCTTGCTCGTTCAACATATCTGTACCAAGGTACATATTGCTCATACATACACCAACCATGTAGTCAGTACCGTTTAATCCGTTTACACCGATTAACTTAACATTTGTACCTGGAACTGTAACTTCCATGTTAGCAGCATCAACTGCATAGTGGAATAAGTTAGCCTCACGAAGTGCTACAATGTATTCTCTGAATGTATCGTTACCTGCAAAGATTACAAAATCATCTTTGTCTAACAATGCAGCAGGGATTGATAAGAAAATATCATCTACTGCTTGTCTTACATTTGACTTAGTCAAAGTAGTTAATGCACTAACATTACCATTGATAGGGTCTCCTGCACCACCGAAACCTAATGCGTTAATAATAGTCGCAAAACCATTAAATTTATTTAGGTTAGCTGTACCACTAGCGGTATCGCCTTGCCAAATCGCAGTTTCTAATGCTGCACCGATTTTAGCAATCTTTTGGTTGCTGTACTCAGTTGCATAAGCCATGTAGTCGTATTGGCTACCTTCTTTTAATGCTTTTTGAGTGTACTTAGCTTCAAATACCTTAGGGCAGATTGCTTCTTGAATCTTAATCTTACCTACTGTAATTGTTCTTTGCGTAATAGTAGTTGTACCACTAGCATTGAAACCGCAAGTACCACCTGATTGAAATACTGCATCTGTTGTTAAAATATTGATTGTCTCTGCTGACTTGATGCCAACTTGAACATTACCTTTTGCTTCAATTAAAGAAGCTGTCTTTGCTGAGAAGATAGCGGCAGCAGTTAGCTGTTGCTCATTTTCTTTAACATAGTTCGTAAGTGCTGATAAATCTAATGCCATCTTATTTGTTTTTTAAATTTTGAAATGCTTTTTGTAAATTGTTAAATCTGTCATCCTTTTCAGACTTTAATACTTTCTGAAAATTATTTGGCTGTGTGATTGCCTTGTCGCTTGGTTCTTTTGCTAATGACTCAATAATTTCAGCAGATAACTTAACTGCTTCTTTCATTGATTCATTTTTCTTTTTTAGTTCATCTACCTGTGCTGCTAAGTCATCAACTTTTGCTGATAAACTTGCTACTGCCTCCTCAAACTTAGCCATTGCTTCATCTTTCTTAGGTTCTTCCGCAGGTACTTCTTCTTTTGTGTCATCAGCCGCCTCAACTTCTACTTCTACTTCCGGTGCTTCTTCTGCCTTTTTAACTTCGGCAATTTTACCTTCTTCAATTACAACAACGATTTCTCCTGATTCTAATTGATGTTCTCCAACCGGAGCAGGTACTGAAACTCCATCTGCACCAACAACATAGATTTCTGCTGTTTCTAGGTCGTAGCTAACGACAGTTCCATCAACCAATTTTCCTTCGGTCAATGCGAATTTTGCTTGTGTATCTACATTTTCTGTAAATAACAATTTCTTGATTTCTACTAATGCTTCTTTTGCGTTCATAATACTAAATATTAATTATTGTTTAATGTTCAATTTGTGCTAAAATTTTAAATATCTCATTCATTACTTCCTCCTCCGGAGTTACTACTTTACCTGTCCTTTCATACCTAAATAAGCCTTCAACAGAGAATCCATTAAATGTACCTGCCTTTACTTCATCCCATATCTTATCATTTTCAACCTTGAAACTACCAAACCATGAACCATCTGCTATGTCTTCAAAGCCTTTTGGTGGATTAACACCTCTTGCTCTGTCAATAATGTAGCTTTCAAACATATAAACACCATCAATAGCCTTTTCATGTTCTACATTAACTTTTGACTGATAGCCTTTTTTAAAGAATCTTTGGACTATCTTCTTAATTTCCTCTCCTGTAAACACTACATAGTATTCTCCTTCCTCATCTCTCCTATAAATAGGTAGGTCTGCAATCATCAAAGGGCCTGATACTATTCTTTGCTCATCATTGGCTACAAACTTCATTCTGTTATTGAATGCAACAAAGTTTTTCTGAATAGCCGGATACTCAACTAAGGCAACATAGTCTACTTCTTCCTGTCCTTCTTCATTGTCAGTAATTACCAACCTATATAACGGTAAATTTTTGTCCATACATATAAATATTAGAAACCTGCTCTCCGTTCAATATCGGCTACCCTCTTTTGTGTACCTGTTACCTCACTTTCTACAACAAATGCTCTCAATGGCTTTTGGTTTTGCATTACACTAGCTATTGAAGTTACAGGACTATTGCCTAAGGTAGGAACTGCCGAGGTAACTTGTGGTGCTGCTGCTGATACAGAAGGTGCTGATGCTGCTCCTCCACCTCCCGGAGTCTTTACTGATAGGATTGACTTAACATTTTTGATACCACCTGCTACTGCTACACCTGCCGCTACTGCCGCCAATGCAGGTCCAACAATTGGAATACCAACCATTGATTGATATGCCTTAGTTGCTGCTAGGTATGTATCAATAGTTGCACTAGCTACTGCAAAGGCTTTACCTGCTGCTGTTTCCTTACCTACTACATCTGACAAACCACTAAGCAATGCAGAAATTTTTTGAGCATTCTCAACCTTAGCTGCTGTCTCTTTCTTATCAATTTCAATTCTTGCATTGGCATTTGCCTCAACACCTTCATTGTAAGCCTTTTCTGTAATCAAACCATTTTTGAATGATTCTTTTAGTAAAGCATCCTTTTTGTCTAACAAAGACCTTTCTACATCAAACTTACCTTGTGCCTTAGTAATTTCCTTATCTAAGTCTGTAATGTCTGCTTCTGCCTTCTTTTGGTCTGCTGCTAATTTTAAGGCAGCTAGTGCTTCTTCTTCCTTAGTAGCTAAGGCTAATTTTAAAGCAGTCTTTTGCTCTGATGTGTATTTTTCATTAGCATCTATGTCTTGTCTTTGTTGCTCAAATCCTGCTATTAACTCTGCTCTTGCCTTCTCGTTCTCATCCTTGATAGCTGCTAACTTAGTTTCTAATCTAATTTTAGCAAGTTCTTTTTCGTAAGCCTCAACTTTTGCTGCTTCTTCCTTAGCATACTTATCAGTTATTGCAGCCTTTTCCTTTTGCTCTGCTGCTGCTAAATCTCCATTATCCTTAATACCTGCCTCCTTTAACTTCTTTCTTTTTTCCTTATAAGATTCTTCAATAGTTAAAAGTTCTTGTTCTTGCTGAGACTTTAACTTTTTATTAGCTTCTCTTAAAATAGCATTAGCTTCATCTTCTTTCTTTTGTTGAGCATCATTATCAGCCTTTGTCTTATCTCTTGCTGCCTTATCAATTCCTTGTATTGCTACCTGAAAACCTGCCTTCTTTTCTTTAAGTTTATTTAAACTAGCTTCTGCTTCCTTAATTGTTTTGTCTCCTTCTTTTGCAGTTTCTGCCGGGTCAAATACCATCTTAGCTAAACCACCTGTAAATCCTTCGGCTAAACCAAAGTCTTTACCTAATGCCTTACCTACTTGGTCAACCATTGCCAATACTGCTACCAAAGGTGCAGACAAGAATGTTATAATTCCTTGAAGGATTTGCTTATTCCTTTCTGCTGCCTTTACCTGTGCATCCTTAGTAGCCTTAGCATTAGCTAGATTAATTTCAGCAGCCTTGATTGCCTCCTCGGATTGTTTTACTTTTAAGTTAAGTATATCTTTCTCACTCTTACCTTGTAACTTTAACTGATTAGACTGCCCATCAATAGCATCTAGTTTTTCTTCTTGTGTTTTTAGATTTTCCTTAGAGTCTTCATTGAGTTTCTTTTGCTCACTACCTACTCCACTTACTAATCCTTTGATGTCATCCCAATAAGCAACAAGTAAGCCTACTGCAACAACCAAAGCACCTATCCCTGTTGAGATAAGTGCTTTCTTGAATCCATCTACTCCGGCAGTCAATCCTTTAAATGAAATTTTTAGCTGTTCTCCTACTTTGCCTATATCTTTTAACTGAGACAAACCCTGAGACAATGCCATTGCACCTTGTACTTTCTGCAATGTTTTAGCTACATTCTCACTCTCTCCACCAAATAAAGCCATAGCACCTTGCACCGCAGCAATACCTCCTGCCGCAGTACTCGCTGCTGTTGTCAAAGCCTGAAACCTTTTGCCGGGGTCAAACAATTGTGCTTGTTCATTAGTAGCCTCTATCTCATCTTTGATAGCAGCGACCTTTTGAGCAGCAGCAATTGCCTCCTGACTAAATTCTCCAAACTTTTGTCTAGCTGCCTGTAAACCTTCAACTGATTCTCTTAATTGGAGTTTCAGAGGTTTGACATCAACATCTAATATGACTTTATTATCTTCTGCCATTGTTAATCTTTATTATCTACTAACCTATAAAATATAGGATAGTTTTCTTCTGTTTCAATTGATGCTAAATCATTGATAGTCAAATCAGAAGACCAAAGACTTGAAACATTAATGTCTTTCTTTGCTAACATTAATTCATCAATCTCATCATAAAATAATTTTACATCATCTCCTGAAATTTCCTTCTTCTCTCCCTTAGCATACTTTTCAAATACATCCTGTCTTGTTTTGTCCAAAGTTTCAACTTCTTCATTAACAATTTTAGCTAATCTATTTACATAAAGTTTTACCTTCATGCTCATCTTTTGCTGTAAAAAGCCTTTTGTTAAAACTTCTTTCTTTCCTTCCTTTGTAACTGCATAACCATTAAGTTCATGCCATAATTGTGTTACTTCTTTTAGATTCAATTCCATTTTGATTTGGTTTTATTGTTTATTAAATAGTTTCTGCTATTAAATTTAACTTAGACAATGCCCAAGTATAAGCATCATTATTGATAGTTGGACTATCATTCCATAAATCGTAATCAGGATTTGTCATAGTCAATTGACCTGTTACTAATGCACTGTTAGACATTGATGCAACTTCTTCTTTGTATAATGAATAACTAAAACTTGCACTATCTTTTAGATTGTCATAAGTTAACAATAATACAAATTCTGTTGCTAATACTTCTTGACCTTGTTGCCAAGTACTTACCGGTTTAATTTTCATTTTTATTTTTTTATAAAGTTATTAAATATATCTTAATCTTGTTGCTCTTTGTATTTTTACTATATCAGCAGGGTTTAATGCATAATTGTATATAGCAGTATAACCAAAATAGCCATCTAGCCAATTGTTATATCTTAAACCTTGGAAACATCCCCAATTTGTATCAGATATAATAGAATAACTATTGCTACCTGATGCCTGTTCTAATGCATTGTTGTCTGCTCTATGTGCTTGTACAAGAATAGTAGAACCATTAAATGTAGCTACCATCATATACCAAAAACCTACTAATAAAGGCTGACTCAATGGAGTTAAATTAACATTGAATGATGTTCCTGTTGAACCTAGCCATCTTGTATAATTTACTCCAAAATTTAATTCATTTATTTTATTCAAATACAAACTATAACCTATTGGCTGACCACTAACCCTTCCTTCACATGCAATAATTCCGGGGAAACTACTTGTCATAACTGAAACATTTACCCATGTTATTAAAGTATGATTTGATGTTCCGGGAAACTTTGCATAATCATTTAATCTAACAGAACGCTGATTAGCAGTTTCTGAACCAATATATCCTATACCTGAATTATATCCTGTTACATTTGCAGCAGTTCCATTACCTGTGCCTGTTACAAACACACCATTTCTATTATTACCACTAGAATCAGTTATAACACTTGAAGGACTAGCATAATGACCATTCAAAGCATAGTCATGTATTATTTCATAGTTACCAAACTTGAAACCACCACCACCCCATCCATAAAATGCACTTGTATTGTATGGAGCATTTCTATTAAAGTTATTACTTCCATCCCAACTTCCTCCTACACCTGTTAGCATAGTCATTTTATCCAATGAACCATATCTGCCACCATAGGGAGCATATAGGTTTATATCATTGGCAATAGCACTAAATGAAAGTGGGCCTGAGATAGGTAAAGACATTATGCTATTTGTTTTTTTAGTCCATCAATTTGTTTCTGTTGCTCTTTAATTGCTTCAAACAATACTGCTACTGCATTTTGGTATTTAACACCTTTTGTTCCATCAGGATTAACAGTAATCAATTCAGGAAACTCTAACTCCAATTCTTGTGCAATGAATCCAATATTATTTATAGAATCAATATCCTTTCTATCATATACTACACCTCTTGATTTAGTAACTCTATTTAATGCATTTTCAATAGTTCTAATGTTTTTCTTAACTGAAATATCAGAGAATGCTATTACATCACCACTTGCCCATATACTTCCGTTTACTTGTAGTTTATTGCCATTATCAGTTGTAGTACCAAACATCCAATTACCTGTATTAGTAATAACACCTAAATTTGTACCATCAGTACCATTATAAAATAATATTCTTGATGGTCCTTGGTCAAAACTTGTATTGGTTGAAAATATAGAAAACGATTTTCCACCTGTTCCTGTATTAGTTAAGGTAATCATTCCTCCATCCCATACTCCACTACCTCTAACTTCAAATCTTGAACTACTTGTTGCAGATGTACCACCTATAATTATACTTGAACCTGAATCGTATAATATAGAATTGCCTAATGCAGAACTACTTGTCCATTTAGTAATATAGTTAGCAGTACCACTTCCTGTTACACCACTTCCACCACCACCTCCAATAATTGTACCATTAATTCTAAAATTACCATTAATGTTTACATCTCCATTTACTTGCAGTCTACCACCACCACTAACAGTACCTCCAATATAAACTACACCATCTTGTTGAATAGTAAATCTTTGTGTCCAATCTCCGTTACCATTTGGTGCAGAGTAAATTGCATAGTCATAGTTATCAGGTCCATTTTGTCCATTAAATGCCCAACGACCTCGTTTTAAATAATCTTGTATAGAAAATGCCGTTTGTCCTGCGTTAGAAGAACTTGCTCTTACTGTAACAACAGTACCACCTAATGATGAACTTGGAGTATCAGTATTAAATAATACCATCCCTAATGATGTAATTCTAAATCTTTCTGTTTCACTTGTAGCAAATCTTAAATCTAAACCATTTAATCGTATAGGCTGATAACTTCCAACCAAAGTATTATCAACTCCATGTATAGTTGACATACCTGTACTATTTGTACCACCATTGTCAAAACGAATACCATAAGTTGCTCCGGATATACCTGCACTCTGTCCTTCTATTCCACTAGAAACAAATAATCTATGATTAGGAGTTATACTTCCAATACCAACATTTCCTTCACTTGTTATTGTCATTTTTGTAGTATCTCCACCTGCAATAGTTCTAGTATTAAAATTAAATGGTTTACCTGCTGTATAATTAGCAATACTCATTTGAGTACCATCATTATATATATACCCTCTTGCTACTCCACCAATACTAAAATTCATAATGACATTTGAAGTGCCATTTATTTCAAATATTCTTCTACCTGCTTCTACAAAATTTGGTGAACCTGTACCTAATCCTAAATTTCCATTATCAAATAATATCATTCTATTAGAATAGTTTGTACCATCTCCTGTTCTAAAAATAATATTACCTGCATTACCTGAATTTACATATAAAGACTTATCTGTACCACCGCCTCCTGCCAATCCTATGTATTGACCTTCTGCCATTGTACCATTTAAAGTAACTGCATTATATGTTGCATCTGCTACAATACTACCAAACCTCATACTGCTAGTAGCACCACTCGGTTTAATTTCTAATGAACTTGTAGGATTTGATACATTTATTCCAACATTACCTGTATTTGTAATTGTAAATAAATCAATAGTATCTAATGTATTTGTAATATGTAAAGCAGCAGAATTTGCACCTAATTTAATATAACTATTTGATGCAGCACTTGAATACCTGCCAATTTCTAATTTAGCATTATTATCATCCTTGATGTGTATGCCACCATGTACAGATAGTTGACCATAAGTACCACCTGATGCTCCACCAATACCTACATGATTATTAAAAATTACTTTACCTGTATGAAATCTATATATTGCAGTATCAGGTATATTAAAATCCATTTGACTTCCTGAAACTCCAATACCATAAACACCTCCATCTGATGCTTCAAATAATCTTAATTTTAAATTAGCACCTGCTGTATTAGAAAATGTACTTCCAAAATTTATTGTTAATGGTGTAGCAGTAGCACTACCACCACCAATTGAACCTAATTGGATATTGCTTGTAAAAGTTTTAGCACCTGTTATTGTTTGAGCAGTTCCTATTGTTACATATCCTGTTAAATCAGAAGATAAAGCATAAGTATTACTATCTACTGAACCATTTGCTTTTAAAAATTGCGAAGATGTTCCACCACTTTTGATAAATGAATTTGCAGTTACAGAAGATGAAAATACACCAACACCTGCCGAAGAAACTGAAAAAACATTTGTACCTAAACTACCATCAATTGTTGGTGATTTAACTCCAAATAATGCATTTGTTGTATCCCAAGAACCTTGAAAAAATATACCATCTTGAACAATAAATCCAAAAGCAGTATCTATTGTAGAACTTGTAATAATAAAACCACTATTTTTGTTTGCTAATGTTGAAGCTGCATATGCAGGTAAAAATGATTTAGCAGTTATACTTGTTGTAGTAGTTGCACCTCTGCCTGTTACAGATGCTAATGTATCTGTTTCACTAAATGAATAGCTAGGAATATTTAATACACCTGTTGCACTATTATAAGTAGCTGCTCCACTTGTGCCGGTAGTAGTCAAGCTAATACTTGACCTAGACCTTGCATTAGTAAAGTAAAGGCTTGACGAACCTTCTGTAACTAAATCTGTATTGTAATCTCCTGATACAGCTACTACTGCTCCTGTTCTTCCGAATACAGAAGTAACTGCATCTGTGTTTATATCTGTCCAACTTGCTGTGATTGTTCCACCATCTTGTTGGGTTAATGTCAATGTTTTAGTAGTCGTACCTGTTACTGCTGCACTATTAATCTTATCATTGTATGCTGCATCCCAATTAGTCTGACTAGCTGTTGTAGGAATACCATAACCTGCACTTGTGCTTAATACACCTGTGCTTGAATTATAATCTAATCCTGTTACTGTCTCACTAATTGCTGCCCTCGCCCTTGCATCTGTATAGTACAAGTTTGTTCCTTCTGTGATGTTAGTAGTGCTACCTGCTGTTTTAGTCCATAGACCTGTACTTGAAACATATTTAAGTATATCTCCATCATTAGGTAAATGTGCTGCTACATTATGCAATTCATCCATTTCATAGCCATTCTGTATCTTGATAGCTATTACTCCTTGGGTTGGATGACTTCTTGTAACTATACCTACATACACCAAGTGAATTGGTGCGTATGGCTTTGTACTTGTGAATGCTCCTGCTGTTGTACCACTTAAATATAACTGAGTGCCTACTGCGAATCCATTAGTAGACATATCCATTAAATCTCCTACTACTGTTATATATCCATTAGACATATTACCTATGTCTTCTCTAACTACTCCGTATGTCTGTGCTGATGTGCTATCTCCTGTTGCTAGTGCCTTTGCAATAGTAGGTAAGTTACCTTGTCCTCCATTGATGTAAATAATAGTTCCTTTGGTCATTGTTGCACCACTATTATTGTACACCTCTCTAATTAAATTAGTTGCATTACCTACAATGCTTGGGAATGTTTGCAATGAACCTGTACCATCAATATACTGTGTGCTGTTACCTGCTCCTGTGATTGCTATTGTACCTGAACTTGTTACAGGACTACCACTTACCGTAAATGCAGAAGGCATACTTACACCAATAGATGTAACTGTACCTACATTCCATGTCCTATCTGCTGACAAATCATAGCTTGTACCATTAATTGTTAGCTGTCTAGTTTGATTAACAGGAGTGTAACCTAATGCCGGTTGCTTATTGTTAAAGGTATTCCAATCTACACTAGACAAATAACCATCTCCTAATACACCTGCCTGAGTGATTGACAAAGTCCTATCTGCACTTAGGTTTCCTCCTCCTTGTAGTGGTGCTGTTGTACTAATGCTTCTAGCTGTACCTACCTTATTGTTAAATGTACTCCAATCTGCTGCACTGAGTAAACCTCTGTTTGCTGCACTTGATGTCGGAACATTAATTGTAATATTACCTGCTGCTGTAACCGGAGAACCTGTTACACTTATATCTGTGCCGGTGCTACCAATAGTTATACCAATGCTAGTTACACCATGGTCTAGGTGTGTTTGCATCCAATCCTGTATAGTACTAATCGTTACTTTGTTAGTCGTGGCAGCATTTAAAGCTACAATAGGGAGTACATCATTATTTGCTATACTTACCCTCTCAACTAACTGACTTATCCTTTTATCTGACATACTTTTAAATATAAAACTTATCAATTCCGTTTTCCTGCAACATATAGTAATCAGTCTCTAACAGTATGTATTCATACTCCAAAGGCTGCACCTCTGCTAGGATTTTAAACAAGCTAACATAGCTAAGAGTATTAGCCACCGGGTTATACTTGTCTACCTTTTGCAATTGATAATAGTGATTGCCTACTTTTATAATCCTCCTAAAATCTAGTTCCATTATATCTTCCGGAGTCAAGTAGAAACTACCTTGCAATAGTCTACTATCTTTGTCTCCGATTGCATTAATCAATGGCTCGTAA